GGAGGAACGGGCGCGTAAGGCGAAGGAGTTGATGGAGCGGGAGGCCGACTTCAAGCGGTTGCGGCAAGAATCGAGGGAAAGCCTGGAACGAATATTGGTTGAGCGCTTTCAGACGACGGCAAAGGACGTTATCACACTCGTCGCGGGCAAACACGGGGTTCGTTACGAGGACATTATGAGTCGCAACCGCGTCCCGGCCATTGCGTTGGCCCGTCAGGAGGCCATGGCCGCTGTGGCGCTGGCTAAACCTCACCTGACAACACCGCAAATCGGGAAGATTTTCGACCGGGACCACACCACGGTTCGCCATGCGTTGAAGAAAATGGGGATAACCCGTTGAAGGAAAAGACAAACGGATTTTACTGTCCGGCGTGTGGTAAAAGAACGTTCAAGACTATCGATACAAGACCCACAAGGGCCGGCGTCCGGCGCCGGAAAGAGTGCACCAGTTGCGCGTATCGGATGACCACAATCGAGACAATGGTGGCGGGGAAGGTGCGGAATGGAAAGCTTCGGAACGTTTCTTAGGCGCATGAGGGCCAACATTGGGTTGAGTGTGTTTATTGTCGGCCTGCTCGGTGTCGGGGCGGTCTTATACATATTGATGGCCATCATCCTGATTTGGGTTTCGTCGGTGGCGGAGCCGATTTTTGGCCTATGGACTCCGCTGCCTGTGCTTGCTGTATGGGCGGTCATGTCAGCAATCATATTCGCGGCAGTCTTATCGTTCATACGCTGAAATTGAAGGCGGGGCGGGGCCATAGGAGCGGGTGATCATCGATGAGCCTTTCTCAGAAGCGAATTGACGCATTAAACACGGTAGATCGGATGCCGTCCGGCCTTCGCGCATGTGTTCACGAGTTCGGCTTGCCGATTGTTACGGTAATGATGCAACGTGGCATCAACAACCCGGACCACATTCGGGAGATCGTGGCCGCTTGCTGGTCCGGGGGACGGCAGCACGGTCAAGGAAATGACTCGCGTGGCGCGGTTGACTCGCTTCTGGCCAACGGCACTGTCTCTTATGATGGGCTATGCAGGTTCTTGGCTTTGCGACAGCTTGTCATCGCTCCAATCTCGCCGACGAGAGAAATGCTCGATGCGAGTATGTCGGCCGTGTCCGGGTGCAATGTGCGAGTGACCAAGGAGGAAAAACATCGGCGTCGCCTCCGAGCCGCGATGCTGGCGATCCGTGAGGCGGACGAAGGAACGGGGCATTGAAGGCCAGAACACAAAGCGCGAAGGTTAAGGCCAAACGGGGCAGGCCGCGCAAAGACGGCGTGCTTCGCGAGCCCAATGGACGCGCCATCCGATCCGACCAGAACGGCTATAAGCTCGCCGTAGAAGCCCGAGCCCGGACGCACAAGCTTTCGGTGGAAGACGCGGCCGATCCTCAAGCCGGCACATTCATAGGCCGGTTGCACCTCGCATATCTTGCATGGAAGAAAAAGGCCAACCACGCCGAACGTACAGGCCGCAAATTCGACGTACCTCAGCCGGCAATGAGCCTGAGTACGGCCAATTACTACGCCGCCCTGACGTTCCAAGAAGTTGCCAACGACTATGCCAAGGCGGTTCAATCGCCCGGCGCCTATTACGAGCATAGAGGGCTCGGGACTGGCGACGAGGAAGCGGCAGAACGTTGGGCCATGACGGCATGTGCGCGGCGCAAGAAGGCGATGGACATTGTTCTTGAGTGCTGGCGGAACAATAAAGGGTCGCGTGTCATGGAAGCGCTGGAACAGATCGTCCTCCGGGATCGGCAATGCGAACATCTGGTTGGCGATTTACGGATTGTGCTTTCAGACCTCAATCGGCATTTTTAGGGTTGACTGAAACGCGAATTTATGACATTGAGTGTCAGGCTGACGCGGGTTGCGTCGGCGATAAGGATTTTTCCTCATGACCAAGCTCGCGAACAAAGACCGACCGCGACCTATGTCCTTTCTGGGCGTAGCGCAGTTGGAAGCGTGCCGCACTTGGAATGCGGAGGCCGCTGGTTCGAGTCCAGCCGCCCAGACCAATCATCGAACGACACGCTAGCTTTCATGCTGGCGTAGCTCAACTGGTAGAGCAGCGTCCTTGTAAGTCGAAGGTTGCAGGTTCAAGTCCTGTCGCCAGCTCCACCATCCGAAGGAACGACAATGAACGTTTTGGCTCAATTCGTTCCGCGCAGTCGATCATCCTGATCGGGTGATTTGCGCGTGGATGGATAAGCCGAAAGATTCTGGGTAGCGGCAGCGGTCTCGAAAACCGAGGGTCCGAAAGGACGTGGGGGTTCGAATCCCTCTCCATCCGCCACGGTAGTGTGGCAGAGTGGCAATGCAGCGGTTTGCTAAACCGTACAGCCGAAAGGCTGCGGAGGTTCGATCCCTTCCGCTACCGCCAGATTGAAAGGACGACGGAGATGGACAGCTATTATTATCACGGGGAGCTTTCCCGTGGGCGGTCTGTAAAACCGTTGGCTATGAAATTCACGGGCGGTGCCGAGGGGTTCGATTCCCCGGCTCCCCGCCATCGATTACTGCTCGCGCTGTAGATCATGCGCGTGTAGCCCAACCGGCAGAGGCAACGGCTTCAAATACCGTCCAGTGTCAGTTCGACCCTGACCACGCGCACCAGTTTGGCCCGCTAGCCCAATTGGTAGAGGCGACTGGCTTAGACCCAGTGCGATCCGGGTTCGAATCCTGGGCGGGCTACCAACGTTCGGAGACTGAGACATGAACCGCAGACCTTGGCGAAGGACCGACATTCCTTCGCGTAGTTCAATGGATAGAACAGCCAGCTTCTAGCTGGCAGGTTGCGAGTTCAAATCTCGCCGCGAAGGCCACTATCGGTGTGGTCTAACGGCTAAGACGGCGGTCTCCAAAACCGCAAATCTCGGTTCGATTCCGGGCACCGGTGTCAAGGCACGAAAGGGACTATCGATGTTCAAACTCCGGCAACAGCGCAGCTAACCACCATCGCTGCGTAGCTCAACCGGATAGAGCATCAGACTTCGAATCTGAGGGTTGTGGGTTCAAATCCTACCGCAGCGGCCAATCCCGCCTCGTCTAGTGGTAGGACATCAGATTTTGGCTCTGAAGGCCGTGGTTCAAATCCATGGGCGGGAACCAAACCAAATCACCCACCCGTAGCGTGCTGCGGGTTCACAGGCGCGAATGCCTGTGCGGATAAGCGCAGTCCTTGCTTGGCGAACCGGCCCCTGGGCCTCTTTCGAGATAGCCAAGATTGCCGATATGGCGGGCTGTGCTTAGGCGCACCGTCACCGCGTAAGAGTGACGCCGGAAGCTGGTAACTGGCCAACGTCGATTATTCAGCGGCGGAAGGACTATCGCCGGGCAGGGACAGACCGAAATGCTGTCGCACGGCAGGGCTATCCATCACCGCCGCGACGAGCACGCGGACCGGCCCCGGAATATCGCGGTCGCCGGCTTCCCACCGACGTACAGTCCGACCGCTCTCGACGCGGACAAAGCGCGCAAAACCCTCGGCGCTGAGGCCAAGGGCGTTACGGGCTGATTTGAGTTCAGCGGGGGTCATGCCGTTACAGGGACGGGTGGTTGCGGCGAAACCGCTCGACCAGCGTATCAACCGTGTCGCCATCGACCCATGCGTTCAGGATGCCGTCCGAATAGGCGTGGGTGTCAGATTCGAACTCTGCATTCTGCATAACGGCTTCGTAGGCGGCGTTGAGAACGTCGAGATCGGTCTGGGTGAAACCGTCGGTGTTGCTGTCGGTGAACTGGGTCATTGTCTGTCTCCATTCCTGGCGGGCACCATTGCCCTGCGACATGATCAATATAGGGCCAATGGCCCTATATGTCAATAGGACTTATCGAGAAAAGTTTCACGAACGCCCGGCCCTCGAACCTTCACAGAAGCCTCGTAGCTCTTAGCGGGGTGTCCGGGCACCTAATCAGGACGGCAAAGGGGAGGCAGCTTAACCAGCTACCCCCAGCCGGAGGGGGATTGCTATGATGGGGCATCGCCAGAGGCTTAAGACCGGTGCCGAAGAGGATGCGGTGACGCGATGGCGGCGCGTGTTGTGCTACATGCGCAAACCTGGTGTCACCCACGGCATCAAGAAGCAGATGAGTCGCAGGGATAGGCGTGATGCCAAGCTCCGCCTGCACGAGATTGGCCTACAGTAAACAAGACCCCGGTCCCTGCATTGCACACCAGTCATGAGCACATGGCGATACCGTAGGAAGCTAATGACCGCGTGGAACTGCATTGTGTCGGTGCTAGCGACCATAGGCGCCGTAGTGACGGCGTTGTTCGTAATGGATATTGCGCGTGAATTTATCCGCGCCGCTCGCAATGCGGGGAGGGTGGCGACAGTTTATGCTCGTGCTTACGAGCGCCGCAGAAAATGCACATGGCGAGAATGGTGGTTTGCGTTTCGTCGTGAACTTACTTCGCCATACTATACGCTCAGGATCGGTGGGTTCGAGATTCCACGCGACCCCTCGGAGCCAATTCGCGGCGTTTGGTGAACCGGATTAGCGCCAGCACATGACGATCCGCTAGGCCAGCGGGCGTGGGGTCGTCTCATACAGGAGAGACATCAAATGATCGGCATGAACGTAAGACACCCATCGGGCATTTCCGGCACGGTAGACGCCACTGTTGTCCATGCGGATGGCAGGGCGTTTGCACGCGTGGATGACCATTGGTTGCCGGTGGATGAGCTGGCGTAATGCGGCGGTACGTTCCAAGGCCAAGGCTGGCCTATTACGAGGCCGACGCGACCGACTATCTGGCGCGGACTGTGTACGAGCGTGACACGTCTCCTATGCCAACCGGTCTGTATGACGGCGCCGGCAACGAGCTATTCGCAGTCGAGGAAATAGACCCGGTGGGGTTTGTGAGGTTTGAGTGAAAGCAGGCCGCCCATCCAAGTTCAAGCCCGCGTATTCCAAGATGCTGATAGATCATCTTGCTGATGGTGCATCGATATCGTCTTTCGCCGCTGAGATCGGCGTTGCGCGTTCGACTGTCCATAAATGGGCTGAGGGCAACGAGGAATTTTCGGACGCCCTAAAGATCGGCAAGGCCAAATGCGCGGCATGGTGGGAGAAGCAGCTTCGAGTCATCGCGCAGACAGGCGGAGCCCCTGGTGCTGCTACGGCGGTTATCTTCGGCCTGAAGAACATGGCGTCCGACGATTGGCGCGACAAGCAGTCTCACGAGCACACAGGCAAGGACGGAGGTCCGATTGAGCACCGGACCCTTGCAGACTTCTACGCCGACATTAAACCCGGTTCTACGTGATTTTTGGCTGACGCCGGCTCGCATCCGGCTTCTGTACGGCGGGCGGTCGAGTTCGAAGTCATGGGATGCGGCGGGCTTCGCGGTTTATCTGGCGTCAACGTGCCGCATTCGTGTTCTGTGCGCCCGGCAGTTCCAGAACAAGATTGCCGAGTCTGTCTACACGCTGCTCAAGATACAGATCGAGCGGTTCGGACTGCATGACGAGTTCACAATCCTGCGGGATTCCATCGTTCACAACAAGACCGGCTCGGAGTTCATCTTCTACGGCCTTTGGCGGCACATTGATGAGATCAAATCGCTGGAAGGCATCGATATATGCTGGATCGAGGAAGCCCACAACCTCACCAAGGAACAGTGGGAGATTCTGGAACCGACGCTACGCAATGAGGCGTCGCAGTTCTGGATTATCTTCAATCCGCGTCTTGCCACTGATTTCGTCTATCGCAAGTTTGTCGCGGAGGGTGGCTCTGGAACGGTAGCGGGCAAGATCACCGGCGAGGCGGGGGGCGTCATCCGCCGCAAGATCAACTACGACGAAAACCCGTTCCTGTCGTCTACCATTATCCAGGTCATTGAACGCAAGAAGGCCGAAGACGAAGAAGAATACCGCCACATATACCTTGGCGAGCCGCGTGAAGATGACGATGCGGTTATCATCAAGCGCTCGTGGATCAAGGCGGCTATCGACGCGCACAAGCGCCTTGGCATTGTACCATCGGGTCGCAAGCGCATCGGCTTCGACGTGGCAGACAGCGGCGAGGACAAGAACGCCAGTGTTTACGCACATGGCATCGTGGCGTTGGCCGTCGATGAATGGAAAGGCCGCGAGGACGAATTGCTCAAGTCGGCATCTCGTGTCCATGCCATGGCCGTCCAGCACTGCGCAGAGATCGATTACGACAGCATCGGGGTAGGGGCCTTTTCCGGCGCGCACTTCAAGGCGCTGAATGAGGAAAAGAAATCACGGGTCGAGTACCATCGTTTCAACGCGGGTGGCGAGGTATTGAATAAGGCGGACAGGATTGACGCCAACGACCCGAACTCGCCGCTCAATGGCGATTTCTATGCCAACCTCAAGGCGCAGGCCTGGTGGGAAGTAGGCAAGCGGTTCCGCAACACGTTCAACGCGGTCAACGGGCGGGCCGGCGATCTGAATGACGGCGACCTGATTTCCATCTCGTCGGAATGCGAACATCTGGACGCCTTGATAGACGAACTCGCTACACCGCGCCGCGATTTTGACAATAGGGGCAAAGCCAAGGTCGAGAGCAAGAAGGATTTGGAGAAGCGGGACATCCCGTCTCCAAACAAGGCCGACGCCTTCATCATGGCGTTTGCGCCGCGCTCTCGGTCCGACGCCACGCCTCTTTTCGGCACATATGGATCGTCTCAATGAGCCAAGCGAAAACATCGCCTGACACCACGTCGAGCGACTACGACGCCATGTCAGGCTATTGGGCCATGGTGGGCGATATCCTCGACGGGTCGAAGGCCATGCGCGAGGCAAAGAGCGGGCCGGATAACCCGTATCTGCCGAAATACCCGAATGAGACGCGGGCGGATTACACCTATCGCGTTGCGAACGCGAAGTTCACCAACATCTATCGCGACATAGCCGAAACGCTGGCCGCAAAGCCGTTCCAGCGTGAAATGGCCGTTGTTGAAGATGGTGGCAAGGAGTTCGAGGATTTCCAAGAGGACGTGGACGGGGCGGGCAATCACCTGCACGTCTTTGCGCAGAACACGTTCTTTGCCGGCATCAATAACGCTCTCGACTGGATCATGGTGGATTACGTCAAGGTCCGCCCCGGCACGACGCTGGCAGATGAGCGCAGGCTGAATGCGCGTCCCTATTGGGTGCATGTCCCGGCGCCCCGAGTTCTGGCGGTCTATTCGGCAAGGATCGGCGCCAAGGAGGAACTGGTTCATATCCGCATCGCTGAAAGCGGCACGTCGCGGGATGGGTTCGGCGAGGTCGTTGTAAGCCGCGTGCGGGTCTACAACCGCGAGCCTGTTCTGGACGATGACGGAAATGTGGTGGATTACGCGCCTGCCACGTTCACGGTCTATGAGCATGTGGAGAAGACCACATCGGCCGGCGCGAAGTCGAGTTCCTGGGAAATCGTTGACGAGGGCGTGATTTCCATTGGCATCATTCCGATGGTCCCGTTCATCGCCGGTCGGCGCAAGGAAGGCTCGTGGCGTTTCGTTCCGCCGCTTCAGGACGTGGCCTATTTGCAGGTCGAGCATTTCCAGCAGGAAACCGCGCTCAAGTACGCCAAGGAACTGACCGCGTTCCCGATGCTGGCAGGCAACGGCGTGTCGCCTCAGAAGGGCGACGATGGAAAGCCGGTCGCTGTTCCCATCGGGCCGAAATCGGTCCTTTACGCGCCGCCGAACGGCGAGGGCGATCATGGCGAATGGAAATTCATCGAGCCCACCGCCGCGTCGCTGAAATTCCTCGCCGAGGAAATCGACACGACGGAACAGCAATTGCGTGAGCTGGGCCGCCAGCCTCTTACGGCGCAGACCGGCAATCTCACGGTCGTTACCACGGCCTTTGCCGGCGACAAGGCCAATAGCGTCATCCAGGCATGGGCGATCAACCTCAAGGACGCGCTGGAAAACGCTTTTCACATCACGGCCATGTGGATGAATCGTTCGGATGGTCCTTCCGTTAAGCTGGACCCGGATTTCGATATTGGCCTGTCCGACGAGAAGGACACCGACGCGCTGTTGAAGCTGCGTGACATCGGTGACATTTCGGCCGAAACGCTTGGCAATGAGTTCAAGCGCCGTGGCATTCTCTCGGCGGAGTATGACTACGAGACAGAGCAAAAGCGCATTCAGGACGAAATGCCGGAGGGCGAAGACGAGGCGGATATTCAGGCCGCTTCGACGCCTGACGATGTGGAGGATGACGAAGAGGATATCGCGGCGTGAGGCGGTCAATCTGGATCGGATTTGACCCGAGAGAAGCCGACGCTTTCGCTGTGGCTCGTCAGTCGGTCAGGAAGCGGTTGAACACGCCTATTCCGATCCGTGGCCTTGTCATGTCCGATCTTCGTAGGAAGGGCCTCTATTCACGGCCTACGAGCATCAGGGACGGGCGTCTGTGGGATGACATATCCGATGCACCCATGAGCACTGAATTTGCGTGCTCGCGCTTCCTTGTCCCGCATTTGGCAATGACCGGCTGGGCCTTGTTCATGGATGCCGACATGCTGGCCCGGACCAATGTCGAACGCCTGTTTGAGCAGTGCCGGGATAGCAAGGCCGTCATGGTGGTAAAGCATCGTCACGAGCCTGTGGAAGGCGTGAAAATGGACGGGCAATTGCAGACCGTCTATGCGAGAAAGAACTGGTCGAGCGTCATGGCGTTCAACGTCGATCATCCGGCCAATAGATCCTTGACGGTCGAGATGGTCAACACGGTTCCGGGCCGCGATCTTCACCGCTTTTGCTGGCTGGAAGACAAGCATATCGGCGAACTGGATGCGTCGTGGAACTATCTCGTAGGTCACACCGACCCCGAGATTGAGCCGGACATTGTGCACTTCACCGATGGCGTCCCTTCGATGCCTGGGTATGAAAACAGCGAATACGCCGACGAATGGCGCGCCGAACTGGAAGCATGGGCGCGTTGAAGTTCCTCGCCGTTACGACCTTCAATGCGAGGGGAAGACAGGCATACGGCGAAAGGATGATGGAAAGCGTCCATCGCCATTGGCCGGATGGGGCAGGGTTCCGGGTCTATTCGGAGGGATGGACCAATATCGACACAAGATTCGCGGTCTATGATCTTCTCGAAGCCTCCCCTTGGCTGGCTGGTTTCAAGGCGCGCCACAAGGACAGGCCGACGACCAATTACCGGATGGATGCGGTCAGGTTCGCCCATAAGGTCGCTGCGATCTGCCACGCCGCAAGAGGGCGCACGCGATATCTGATCTGGATCGATGGTGACACGTTCACCCACTCCAGAATGACGCTGGCAGACCTCGAAAGCCTCGCGCCGGCAGATGACCAATGGATTTCATGGCTGGATCGCAAGGCCATGTATCCCGAATGCGGTTTCATGGTCTTCAACTGCCGTCATCCTCGTCATATGGAGATGATAGACCGGCTTGAAGCGATGTATGCCAACGATGAACTGTTCGCCCTGCCGGAATGGCATGACAGTTACGTCATAGAGCAGGTGGTGAAACAGTCAGGTATCGGCGCCAAGTCGCTATCCGGCGATGCGAGGCATACAAGCCACCCGCTGGTCAACGGCCCTCTTGGCCAATGGCTGGACCACATGAAGGGCAAGCGGAAAGCGGCGGGCCGGTCTCACAAGCGCGATCTGGTCAAGCCGCGCAAGGAAGCGTACTGGTCGTGAAGGTACTCGATCATCCGTTGCTGGAAAAGCAGCGAAACACGTTCGATCTGGATAACATCCGGGCCTACGCGCTGCGGGTGCGAAAGCATCTGAGTTCGGGCGATCATATCCTCGATATCGGGTGCGGCTTCGGGTATGTCGATCTGGCAATAGCCGAACTGGTCGAGGCCCGGTTTACGCTGGTTGATTTGACCGGCAACGGCCATGCCAAGGGCTATTCGGCTGAGGGTTTCGCCCACAACGATCTTTCCATCACGCGGGAAGTCGTTTCGGAGATCGACGCGACGGTGATCGACGCGCGGCACGACAAATGGCCGTCCAGTGCCGACGTGGTGATGTCCACCCTTTCATGGGGCTGGCACTATCCATTGTCGGTCTATCTGGAGCGCGTCAGGGCGATGAAGCCACGGATTATCATTGCGGACCTTCGCGAGCCGGCGAAAATCAGCGGTTATGCAGAGATAGACGGTTTCACGATCAATCGCAAAGAGCGCACCACGGTGTTTCGGAGAGACGCTTGAGGTATCAGGAGACGTGGATAAAGGGATGCCCGACCGGTGAGGCGTTCCAGCGCGAATGTGCATCCCGGTATGAGCCGATAAAGGCTGTCCTAGGCGAATACAAGCGTCCGTTTTCGGTCTTCGACTTCGGCGCCAATATGGGTTACTTCACATTCCGGATTGCCGAGGATTTCCCGCAAGCCACTGTAATCGCAGTGGATAATCGGACGGAATTGCCGGAACTCGCAAGGGTAAACGGGCTGAATAACGTCATCGTCATTCCAAAGCGGATGGATGGCGGCGATCTTGAGCGCTTGGCGCGGTGCGAGGCGTTCGACGTGGTTTTGGCGCTTAACGTCCTGCACCACATGCCCGATTGGCGGCGCGCATTTAAGGCGTTCGCCGGCCTTGCACACAAGGTCATCGTGGAAACGCCAGGGGAAGGCGATGCCGGCGCGCTCAAGCGCGGGGATCATGGCGCTATCCGATCCAGTGTCAGTGCGGCAGGCGATGAAATCCATCGGTCCAAGGCCCACACCACGAAAGGGGCTGAGCGGATCATGTACCGCATTGCCGGGTCCGCACAGAAGCAATTGAGGGCGCAAACCCTTGACGCTGACAAGCGCGGCGCGCCGGCGATGGGCGAGGTTGTCGTCACGAGAGACGATGATGAGGCCCGGATATCCTTCGCGAGTCGTGAAGAACGCGAGTTCGTCACGGGCATGAACGCATGGAACGCTCATCTGCTCGGTGCGAAATGGCCGGCAGACATCAAGGCCCGCATTCGTCGCGAGGTCGAGCGGCTGGACCAAGCCGGCCAGTGGCATGACGATTTGAGGCCGTGGAATTTCGTGCTGTCCGGTGATCGTGCCGTAGCGATCGATATCGGCAACAAGGCGTGGCGCAAGGAACCGGAACAAGGCGGGCTGGATAAATGTCTGGCGATGCTCGATTGAGGCGATGTCTTGTGCTCGGATCGGCCGCATGTCTTTGGGCTGATATCGAGGCGGCTCTTTCGGTAGGCGAATATGACGCCGTAATTGCCGCAAAACAGGCCGGCATTGTGTGGCCGGGCGAGCTATACGGGTGGGTATCGCTGCATCCCGACTGGATGATGGACTATCGCAAGCAGCGCCGTGACCATGGGTATCCCGAGCCGTGTGAGGTCGTTGCCAACCAGATGATGCCGGGCATTGACCGGGCAATCGAATACAAATGGCCGGGACAGACCAGAAGCGGCGCGTCGGGCGGCGTGGCGATCAAATACGCCATTGATGAGGGGTTTGAGCGCATCGTTGCGTGCGGCATTCCCATGTCGGCGGAAATCGGTCGCATTGACGGCCGGCCGCGATGGACATCGGCGAGCACGTATCAAGGCCCGTTTCGCGCGGCCCTGCCGTTCATGAAAGACAAGGTGCGGTCTGTCAGTGGATGGACCCGCAAGGAACTCGGCGCGCCGACGCCGGAATGGCTCAACTCGTAGCCAATCGAAATCGGCATCAAACGGGCTCGGCAAGGGTGATCCTTCCGGGCCTTTCTTATTGGGTCGGGACGGCCCGCAACAATCCGGGATGGATGCAAAATGGCACTAAAGGCAATCGTTGAAAAGCTTGACGATGTGAATGAGGCCCATCGCGACGTATACCGCGAAGGGACGGCAGATGAAGGGCTGGAAGGCAAGTTTGTTCTGGCCGTCGAAGGGGCGGGCGGATATGCGCTTGAGAATGTCGAGGGGCTGAAATCCGCCCTAGGCAAAGAGCGCAGCACACGTGAGCGTCTTGAGCGCGATGTGGTGAAGTTCAAGGACCTGGACCCGGACAAGGCGCGGCAGGCCCTCGCCGAACTGGAAGAGTTGAAAGCGCTCGATCCCAGCAAGGAAGCCGACAAGATCGCCAATAGCAAGGTCGAGGCGGCGAAAGCCCAGCTTCTCGAAAAGCATAAGGGCGAATTGACCGCCAAGGAAGAACGTATCGGCCATCTTTCGCGGACCGTCGAAAGCCTTCTGGTCGATCAGGTCGCGACGACTGCATTGGCAGAGGCCAAAGGATCAGTGAAGCTTCTCCTGCCCCATGTCCGCGCCCATACGCGCGTCAAGGAGATGGACGGCAAATTCACCGTGGAAGTTGTGGATCAGGAAGGCAATGCCCGCATTGCGGACGCCAAGGGCACGCCGATGGCCATCAAGGATTTGATCGCCGAAATGAAAGCGTCCGAAGAATTTGGCCGCGCGTTCGATGCTTCCGGGCAGTCCGGTAGCGGCATGACGCCGGGCGGCGGCGGCAAAGGAACCTCTGCCAAGAAGGGCAGTTTCACCGGCTCCAAGGAAGACCGAGTAGCCGCCATTAGCAGCATGTTCCCCGATCTGGCCAAGGCCGGATAGGCGAAAACAAATGCGCCGTTGTCTCGGGATGAGAGACGGCCAACCGGGCGGGAAGCCCACTGACGAAAAACCCCGAGACAACGCAAAGGAAAACCAATGTCTCTCTCTCAGATGCAGGTGTTCAACAAATATGTGATGCCGGCGGCTATCGAAACGCTGGCACAGATGGTTGACAAGTTCAACGCGGCTTCCGGTGGCGCTATCCGCCTCACCACGGCCGGCTTCGAAGGCGACTTCTTCCAGGAATCGTTCTTCGCCGCGATCCATTCGGCTCAGCGCCGTGTTGATCGTTATGCGACCAACGAAACCCAGGCCGCAACGGACCTGACCCAGCTCAAGCATTCGGCGGTGAAGATCGCTGGCGGCTTTGGCCCGGTCCGCTATGAGCCGTCTCAGATGACGTGGCTCGATAAGCCCACGACTGAGGGCATCGAGGTTGCATCGCGCAACCTGGCGGAAGCGCTGATGAAGGACCAGCTCGATACCGCGATCCTTGCGCTGGTTACGGCCATCGAGAACCAGGCCGACGCGACCTATGACGCCTCGACTGCCGTATCCCCGGCCGGTGGCATCAGCTACGGCAACATCAACAAGGCCCATGCCAAATTCGGCGATCACTCTAATTCGCTGATTACTCAGGTCATGACCGGTTCGGTGTTCCACAAACTGCTTGGCCAGAACCTGACCAACGCCAACCGCCTGTTCCAGGCGCGTAACGTGCAGATCGTGGACATTCTTGGCCGCCTCGTCGTGGTCACCGATGCCCCGGCGCTGTACGAAACCGTATCGCCCGGCAACGACCTTGAAAAGGTACTGTCGCTGGCCGACGCTGCGGCGACGGTCTTCGATGGCGGGGATGTCATCTCCAATATCGAGACTTCCAACGGCAAGGACCGCATCGAAACCACGCTCCAGGTCGATTACACCTTCGGGCTTTCGCTCAAGGGCTATACCTGGGACGACCAGAACGGCGGCAAGTCGCCGGACGACGCCGACCTTGCCACGGCGGCGTATTGGGACAAGGTGGCGACCAGCATCAAGCACACCGCTGGCGTCATCACTGTCGGTGATGCGACCGTCGATTAATGACGAATGGTGGGGCGGTCTTCGGGCCGCCCTTCCTCTTTTCGGAGAAGAACATGAAGCCTCGCGACGAGATCATCTATACCAGTCAGAAGACGGGTCTTGAAAAGGGGCGTCGATACGGCAACCCGCGCTTTTTCGGCGGCAAGCCGTGTTCCGGAATTACGAAGTGCATCGTGGTCGGTAATTGGCCGGAAGTCGTAGCGGCCTATCGCGCAGCCGGGATCGAGGTCGAGATTGTCAAGCAGGAGCGGGCCAAAGGCAACCTTATGGCGCCGGCAAAGTCGCTTCCGCGTGAGCCGGCCAAGGTGGATATCCCCGCCGATTATCGCGAGCGGGATTGGAACGAAATCCGCAAGATGGCGGGGGAAGTAAGCCCGGTTCCCGCGATCAATCGCGAACAGGCCGTTGCCACCATCGAGGCGGAATTGGAACGCCGTGGCGACGAGTATCCATCCGATGACGAACTACGTGCTGCCATCGAAGAAAAGACCGGCAAGCGGCCTCATTGGAAGGCCAGGCGCGAAACCCTGATCGAGCAGTTCAAAGCGGCTGGGGAATAATCATGGCCTTGACTGTCGAGGATGGCACCGGGCTCGCGGACGCGGATTCGTTCGTGTCCGTAGCCACTGCCGACGCCTATCACGACGCGCGTGGCAATACGGCGTGGGCGTCGTCTTCTTCGCCTGTTGGGGAGGACAAAGAGCAGGCGCTAAGGCGCGCCTCATATTTCCTGTCCAATTCGTATGCATGGCAGGGTTATCCCGTCAACGGCCGCTCTCAGGCCCTTGCGTGGCCGCGTACCGGCGTGACCGATGCCGAGGATTACGCTGTCCCGTCTACGTCGGTTCCTCGCGAGATCGCCGATGCGACATGCGAGATTGCGTTGCGTGAGTTGGTTTCGCCCGGCGCGATGAACCCTGACGTTACCCTTTCCGCGCAGGTCAAGCGTGAGAAGGTGGACGTGCTTGAGGTCGAATATTCCAACGCCTTCACCGATGCCGATGCGTCCCGGCCCATTCTGCTGATCGTGCGTGACATGATCGGTGGACTGTTGAAAGCCGGCTCCAGTAATTCACTGGTTGGCGAGGCCGTCCGCTGGTGACTGGTTTCGATTATGCCAATTCACGCGCAACGGCAGAGCGCCTTCTGGCGCGGTTCGGCCAGGTCGGGGCTATTGAGCGCGTCACGCCGGGCGGCGGTCCTGCGCACAATCCCGGGCCGTCCACTACCACGTCCTATCCCGCCACCCTCGTCGCGCTGGATTACTCGGATCGCGAGCGCGACGGGACATTGATCCAGACCGGCGATCGCAAGGTGCTGATTTCCACGGCGGGCCTTTCCATCACACCGACCTCTGCGGACAGGATCGTCATTCAAGGATCGCGGTTCGAAATCGTTAATCTCAATCCCCTTGATCCGGCCGGAACGGTCGTGATGTGGCAAGTCCAGGTTCGTCAGTGACACGCAAAACCATTGAGACACTTCTGGATGATTGGGAGCCCATCATCCGGGATGCGTTTCTGGCAGCGATAGACGAAATCCGCGACAAGGCCGAGATCGGCCGCATTGTGCGCCTTCTGGAACGGGGCGATATCGAGGCAGCGCTTAATGCCATCCATCTTGACCCTGCCGCGTTTCGCGAGTTCGAGGAAAGCATTCGCCGGTCCCTGATCGCCAGCGGATCGAACACAGCGGAAGGAATTACGCGCGGCGCAAATGGTCAACGTCTGGTCATTCGCTTCAATGCCCGCAATCTTGGCGCAGAAAGGTGGCTCAGTGAGCATTCGTCCACGCTGGTGTCCCGGATCATTGCGGACCAGCGTGAGGCCGTCCGCGAGGCTCTACGGGCCGGTATGGAAAAAGGCGACAACCCGCGCCGCGTGGCGCTCGATATCGTCGGTCGCGTAAACCGCAAGACGGGTCGCAGGGAGGGCGGCATTGTCGGACTGACCAGGCAACAGGAACGGTTTGTTCAAAACGCTCGGGACGAATTGTCGGACCCGGCGAAAATGTCCAACTATCTGACGCGCGCGCGTCGTGACAAGCGCTTTGACCGCACCATCGCGAAGGCCATGCGCGAAGGTAAGCCGCTCGACAGGGGCACGATAGACAAGATCGTAGGCCGCTACAAGGACGGGCTTCTAAAGCTGCGCGGCGACACGATAGGCCGCACCGAGGCATTGGCTTCCCTGCATCAAGGCCAGATGGAAGCGTTCCGGCAGGCCGTGGCATCGGGGCAGATCAGGGCGCAAGACGTTCGCAGGACATGGAAGACGGCCGGCGATCTTCGCGTGCGGCATTCGCACCGTCGTTTGAACGGCGATACGGTCGGTCTGGAGCAGCGTTTCGACAACGGTCTGCTGTATCCCGGCGAACCGGGCGCGCCGGTCAGTGAGACGGCCAATTGCCGGTGTTGGCTGGATATCAGAGTAGACTTCCTTGCCAATGTGAGGTGATCGATGGCGCAACAGAATTTCAGCGCCACGGTCGATCAATGGGTGCGCGAGACGAAAGAGCGGATGGAAGCGGTCTTCAAGGAGAGTGCGCAACGCGTCATTAGCGACATGCAGGAGCCGGTTGGGGCTGGCGGCAATATGCCGGTCGATACGGGGTTTTTGCGGGCGTCCTTGAGGGCAAGCGTCAACGAGCCAAGCATGTCCTTCACGTTTCGTCCCGACGAGGGCGGGGCGTACAGGTACGAGGCGACACAGGTGGCCTTGACGATTGCCGGTGCTGATCTTGGCGATACGATCTACGCCGTCTATTCGGCCAACTACGCGCATCATGTCGAATATGGGGCACAAGGACGGGCGCCACGGGCATTCGTGAGGCTAGCGGCGCAGAAGTGGCCTCAGATCGTCAATCAGGTGGCTTTGGAGGCTCGTTCGCGCTGATAAGCGCGATCATGTAGATGATCAGCGCGCCCCTTGATGCTTTTAAGGCCGTGTCGCCGGCCGTGGTTTCGCCCGTCTCATTGAACAGGTCAAACGCCATCCTGTGCAGGATGTCCACGACCTCATCATCTGTGAGCGGCGCTTTTGTCATGAAGGACGGACACTAACATCATGGCAACAGCGATTGAAGCGCAAATCCCCGACGCGTTGATGACACGGCTCGGGACGCTGCCGGTATCGCCGGCGCTTTCGGTTGCCTATCCGGGTCGAGAGTTCACCCCGCCCGACGGCGAGTACCTCGAAGCGGCGTTCCTGCCGAACCGGAATGTCAGTCTGTTTCTGAAGGGTGCGAACTCTACGCAATACCAAGGCCTGTTCCAGGTCACGGTTGTGTGGAGCCTAGATGATAGCGGCATCATCCCGGCGCAAGAGGTGGCGGGACAAATAGTCGATCATTTCGACAAGGGCACGCTGCTTTCCGCGACCGGATTCTACGTCCGCATCCCCGAAAGACCATCCATAGGCCCGCCTATTCAAGAACGTCACCGATTGCGAGTGCCGGTGACAATTCCATACCTCGCATTCGCATAACGAGCCCCGCCACCGAGCGGGGTTTTTCTTTGTCAAAGGGAAACCCCTGATGTCCGAAGACAACATCACGACAGCCTTGGAATGGCGGTTCTATATCGGCACGACTGCCGCCGCTGCCAACCAGTCTCAGTTCGAAGCCGACAGCTATACCGAAGTCGATCCGGTCGAGGACATGGGCGAGTTCGGCGACCAGTTTGAAGACGTGACGTTTACGCCACTGAAATCCGGTCGAGTGACGCACTTGAAGGGCGCGAAGGACGGTAATGTCATTTCGCTGGTGGTCGGTCGCGATCCCCTCGACGCCGGCCAGCAGGCCCTTGATGCGGCCCACGCCACCAAGTTCACGTACAACGTCAAGGTCGTGGCGGCCGATGCGCAGAACGCGAATTACACCGACTCGGTGTTCTATTTCCGCGCCAAGGTGATGTCCAAGCGTCACAATGTCGGTAATGCGTCGAACGTGGTTCGCAATACCTACATGATCGGCATCAACTCCGACATTCTCGAAATCCCGTCCGAATTCGTGACCTCGCCGTAAGGATATCAGCATGGATATTTCCAGCTTTTCGGGGCTTGCCAAATCCTTCGATGACGGGATGGAGGTGGAAATCCTCCACCCCGTCACAGGCAAGCCTACGGGCCTTAGCGTTCGGGTCGCGTCGTACCAGTCCGAGCGCGTGAAGGCGGCCCAGCGTCGTATGGCCAACGCGGCCTTGCGCGATCAGAAGCGCAACCCCAAGAAAACCGCCACGGTCGAGGAAATCGAGGAAAAGACCACGGATATCATCGTTGCGGCGGTGCTGTCATGGGAGGGATTCGAGAAGGACGGAAAGCCGCTCGAATGCACGCCTGAAAACGTGCGCATGGTGGTCGAAAACCCAGACCTGTGGTTCATCGCCGAGCAGATCGACAAGGCGGCTGATGACCAGTTGGCTTTTATGAAAGCCTCGCGCAAGAGCTGACCGCTTTTGCCGAGGCTACGTTCAAGAAGTCACGCCAAAGACCGCCCCTGCCGGATGAAGCGGCCCACATTTGGGAATGGTACGTCGATATCTCCGCTTCGCTCGGCATGGGTGCCGGGTTCTATCAGGAAATCCTCGCCTATTGCCAATTGACCGGGGCCGAAATCGGCTCGTGGGAAATGCAGATGCTTCGGCTTCTGTACGGGCTCCACAACGCGGCCAATGCTCAAGAGCAGGACAAGCCGCAAAAGGCATCCGGTAGGGATGTAATCGGAATGCTACGCGGCATGTCTCGCAAGATGAAGGACGGCAAGAATGGTTGATATTGCTCGTCTTGGCCTTGCCGTTGAAAGCCGCCCTGTAACGGAAGGCACCCGAGAGCTTGACCGGTTCTCGGGTGCGGCTGATCGGGCTCAGAAGTCCGCCAATGGTTTCTCTAATGCTACGACCGGCGCGGCCCGATCCGCACGTGCCGCGACGGGCGCTACGTCCGGCAACACTGGTGCTGTTTCGGTCAACACCGCGAAGGTGAATGCAAACACGGTTGCGGTCAAGGCAAATGCCGGTGCATTGCAGGCACAGGCCGCTGCGGCGAACCGCGCCGCGTTCCAGCAAAAAATGCTGATGTTCCAGTTGAACGATATCGGCGTTTCGCTGGCGTCCGGCATGAACCCGCTGATGGTTCTTGTCCAGCAGGGCTCGCAAATCCAGCAGGTCTATGCTGGCGAGGGTGGCGTCAATAGAGCGCTCAAGGAAACCGGCGCGATGGTGGGGCGCGCTCTTGGCCGCTTCCCGCTCTTGACCGGCGCAATTGCAGCGGCGTCCATAGCCGTTGCTGGTATGACATACGAGATTAATCAATCGTCCAGTGTCACGGTTGGTTTTGGCCATACGGCGCTTGCCGTTTTCCAGGTCCTTCGGGATGGTATTTTCAATATCCTGCGACCAGCAATTGACGCTATCGCGCCGTGGTTCGCCGCAGCATGGAGCCTTGTGATCGACGGCACAAAGGTTGTCGGCAACGCCATTATTAATAGCTTCCACGCCGCATTCGTGGACGTGGTGACGCTGTGGAAGACGTTCCCGGACATCATCAAGGCTGCCCTGATGGGCGCGGCGAATGCCGCAATCGCCGCGACAGAATTTATGGTCAACGGCGCGATACGTATTCTTAACCGGCTTTCCGAACAGGTGAATAGCCTGTTGTCGAACATCCCCGGCTTGCCCGAAGACCTGCGACTTGGGTCCATCGGTGAGATTACCATAGGCCGCTACAACAATGGCGCGGCAGACCGTGTTTCGGATTCGCTTGCTCAAAGGAACTCGCGAATTGCCGGCATCATGGGTAGTGACCCGCTCGGGCAGTTCTTCGATGCGGTGAAGGTCCGCGCGGTCAAAAACGCGCTGGATGAAACCGGAGAAGCGGCTAAGGGCGCGGCGAAAAAAGCGAAGGACCCGTGGAAGGGGCTGCGCAAATCCACTGATGACACCATCAAGAAACTGACTGAGGCGCGCGAAACGCTTGGGCGCGGCTTCGCCAGCATCATGGAAGGGCTGATCAACAAAACCCTGACATGGAAAGACGCACTGCTACAGGTCGGGCAAACCCTGCTCAAGTACTTCAATGAGATGAACATCGCGCGCGGCGGGGCAGGCCTGTTCGGCGGCGGGTTTCTGCAAGGGCTCCTTGGTGGGCTTCTAGGGTTCGCAGGCGGTGGTTATACCGGCCATGGCGGGAAATACGAGCCTGCCGGGGTGGTCCATCGTGGCGAGTATGTGTTTTCGAAAGCCGCGACGGCTCGCATCGGTGTCGGCAATCTGGACCGCGTTCATCGCGGTGCCAAGGGCTATTCCGAGGGCGGGCTTGTCTCGGCATTCCAGCGCATTCAGGCCCCGGCCAACACCAATAGCGTGACAATCGGCGACACCAACATTGTCGTGCAAGGCAACATGGATCGCGACACGCTGCCGGAAGTCCGCCAGATGCTGGACAAGCATCGCAAGCAGACCAAGACCGAAATCATGAAAGCGATCCGCGATCAGCGGTTGCGCAATACGGGGGCGCGTTAATGGCAAGACTTCTGCCGATACCCCCCG